AGACAAGTAAAGACATAAAAACTATGCTGTCTTTAGCTGACTACTACCTACACTCCCCCCAGTTTTTATCGCTGAGGGGGAGAACTCAAAAGGACTATGAGTATGTCATATCAAAAGTTATGGCTACACCGATAAGGCATGGTAAGAACATGGGAGAGTTAAAGGTAGATAAGGTAACGGTTTCTGATTGTAAGACAGCGTATCAGCAATGGTTAGCTCGTGGAGTCCGAACTGCTAATATGTCTGCCACTCTAAGCTCTTTACTGTTTAACTTGGCAGAAGAGTTTGAACTGATTAGTCGTAACCCAATGCGTAGTATCAAAAAGCTGCAGACTCAACCACGAAAAGTTATGTGGACAGCAGATCAAGTTAGGTTGTTCTGTGATACAGCTTACGCAGAATACAAGTGGAGAAGTATAGGTCTTATAGTTCAGATGGCATACACATTTGCTCAGAGGATAGGGGATATGCGTTCACTCAAATGGGATAGTATAAACTTTGAGGAGCGTAGGCTTGATCTAGAGCAATCTAAGAAGAGGGCAGAGGTGCATCTTCCTATCCACATCAATATGTTTAGGATGCTAGAGCAACAGCATAAAGACTTTGGCTTTCAAGAATATGTAGCACCACATCCTTTTCCTAGAAACGGTGGCTATGTTATGTATAATGATAAGGAGATTAGCTATCTTGTTAACCAAGTTAAGGATAAAGCAGGATTACCTAAGGAACTGACAGCTATGGATATGAGAAGAACAGCTATAACAGAGATGGTTGAAGCCGGAGTTGACACTACTCAGATCATGGCTGTGTCTGGACACAATAGTCCTAACTCAATGCGTCCATATATTAAGCACACATTTAAGTCAGCAAGCAACGCACTAGATAGAAGGGAGAGTTACAAGGATGCCTAGCATACCATCACAACATTTTTTAGAAGGTATAGATGTAAAAGAGGGAGAATCACTTACACTAGATTGTCCAAAATGTAATGGAGTAAAGAAGTTTTCAATCAGCAATCAAGATGGCTTGTTATTATACAACTGTTACAGAGCCTCTTGCGATGTCAAAGGTTCATACATGACAAATATGTTAGCTGATACGATAAAGAAAAAGCTGCAGGGTGTTGCAGAAAATAAAACACCGGAGAAGTTTGTTATGCCGGAGCGTATAACTGATGGCAACAACGCTTATGTTCAGAGATTCAAAAGACGATGGGATTTGTCAATAGAATTATTGTATGATTGTAAAGATTCACGAGCCGTATTTCCTATTTACAGCAACGGTAGACTAATAGATGCGATAGGTAGAGCCTTGTATAATAGTCAACCTAAGTGGTACAGATACGGTGGTGAAGCCAAACAGTACACACATAGGATTTCTGATTGCAAAAGTGTGGCTGTTGTGGTAGAGGATTGTGTATCAGCTACAGTAGTGGGAGAAACTATGGTGGGTATAACCGGTGTAGCTTTGCTTGGAACTAACTTGATGCGAGAACACAAGGAGTATCTAGATAGGTTCGACAAGGTGATAGTCGCTCTTGACCCTGACGTTATAGGCAAGACGATTGAGTATACGAAAGAATTAAAGAGTTATTGTGACCCTTCAGAGGTGTACGCTTTACACATTGAAGATGATCTAAAGTACAAAAGACCCAATGATTTCAACAAATTAAGGGAGTTAATTAATGGTTAATTGTAACAAATGTGGAGTGGAACTAACAGATAATAATTGGTCTAAGTCTTGGAGAGATAGTGGACATCGTAGGTGTAAAGGATGTTCAGCAGAGAGTAACTCTCGCAGTAACCCAAGAAACAATCCAAGAAGGATGTTTGTAAATGGTAAGTACATATCTCAAAAGCATCCCCTATATAAACCAGGAAAATACAAATCATTTAATGATGCAGCGTTTTCTTCTTTGGTTAACTATGTTCTTTCAACAGAGGGAGAGGTATATATACTAAAAAATCCTGCTTGGAAAAATTGGTATAAGATTGGTAAGGCTATTGAGTCCACAGATAGATGTAATGGTTATCAGACAGGCAGTCCTCACAGAGATTACGAGTTAGTCACTTACAAAAAGTTTAAACATAGAGGTGTAGCAGAGAAGATGGCACACTCGTTGGCTGAGAGTTTGAGTCGTAAGAGAGCTAAAGAATGGTTTTACATAGAGAACTTAGGCAAAGAAGACTTTGACAAGATGTTAGGTCTTATTGATGGATTAATAGAGGAGAAGATACAGAATGATAGAACTAGCACTAATTAGAAGCCTTATGCAACGTGACTTCTATGAGGATCACAAGGGTAGTAAGTGTCCTGACAAACTGTTCAGTAAGGACGTTAGGAAGATTAAGAATACTCTTGATGAAACAATGGGCAAGTACGAGAGGGATGTAACACTCACAGAACTACAAGCCTTGTTCTTTGCTAACAACGGTACACTAACATCAGCAAACAAATCCTCTTTTGAAATCTTGTTTAGTAAGATTGCAAAGGAAGAAGCGATGAATAATGAGATAGCTAAGGAAGTATTATCCAAGTTGTTTCAGCAGATGGTTGGAGAAGAGGTAGCTAATCTTGGCTTTGATTATGTGAATGGCACAAAGAATAATCTTGAGCCTTTACGAAATATACTTGACAACTATCAAGACGACTTCACACCTAGCTTTAAATTTGAGGGTGATGATATTAGTTTCGATACTCTGGTAGATCATCTCAATCTAAAGTTTCAATGGAAGTTTAACATACCCTCGCTACGCAGACGAGTAGAGGGTCTGAGTGGTGGTCACTTTGTTATAGTAGGTGCTAGACCTAACACCGGTAAGACATCCTTCCACGCTAGTATTTTAGCCTCTGAGGGTGGGTTTATAGATCAAGGTGCTAAGTGTGTGGTGCTGTGTAATGAAGAGGCATACAAGCGTGTAGGCTTGAGGTATCTATATTGTAAATCTAAGATGTCTAGCGATCAGGTTCTAGAGAACAGAACGATGGCACTAAAGAGATATGACCCTATCAAACAGTTACTATCTATCAAAGATGCCACCGATAAGAACATGGATTATGTGGAACAGCTTGCAAAAAGCGTTAACCCTGACATAATTATACTTGACATGGGTGACAAATTTGCAACAGCCGGATCAGAAAGATCAGATATTTACCTCAAAGAGGCAGCAATTCATGCAAGAAACATTGCCAAGAAGTATAATTGCGTTATAATTTGGATGTCCCAACTTTCAGCAGAGGCTGAGGGTAAGATAAATGTTAACCAATCTATGCTTGAAGGAAGTAAAACCGGAAAAGCTGCAGAGGCTGATTTGATGTTGTTGATTAGTAAGAACCCTGACATTGAAGGACAAGACAGTAATGATCCTCAGCGTCACATCCGGTTGGCTAAAAACAAATTAACTGGTTGGCATGGTACGGTGCATGTGGAACTAGATGTAGAAACAGGAAGGTATTCAGCATGAAGATAGTGCTTGATGTAGAAAACACAACGACTAAGCGAGATGGTAAGTTACACCTTGACCCTTTTGAGCCTGACAATTCTTTGACGCTTGTGGGTGTGCAGGATTGGTTGTCTGATGAAAACACTGTGTTTGTCTTTGACCATAAAGAAAAGACAATAGAGGATGATGAATCAGATAAAAAGCTGCAAAGAGTTCTTGACAATACAACATTACTGATAGGTCACAACCTACAGTACGATCTTCAGTGGCTTTGGGCATGTGGATTTAAGTATGATGGTGAGATATTTGACACCATGCTAGGAGAATATATCTTACAGCGTGGTCAGAAGGAGTCTGTTAGCTTAGAGAACTGTGCTATTCGTTACAATCTTGACATGAAGAAGTCTGACACACTCAAGGACTATTTCAGACGAGGGTTTCAGACAGATGAAATACCTCTTGACGAGTTATCAGAGTATCTCCGGCAGGACTTGATGGTTACAAAGGCTCTTTATTGGAGACTAATAGAAGAGTATGACAAACCGGAGTCTAAATCTTTAATAAAAGTTAGAGATGTGACGAATGAAGTGTGCAAAACTTTGACCAAGATGTACATGAATGGGTTTAAGATAGACAAGAAAGCCTTACAGACGGTGCGTTCTGACTTTGAAGAGGAGCTAGTAGCTATAGAGAGACGATTGCAGGAGCAAGTTAGAGAACTTATGGGTGATACACCTATAAATCTTAACTCTCCAGAGCAGATTAGCCAGGTGATTTATTCAAGAATACTGTACGATAAGAAGAAATGGGCAGTGGCTTTTGACTTGGTGGATGGAAAAGAAGATTTCAAACAAGCTGTCAAGGATAATAGTGCCATGATGGTCAAAACAAAAGCTAGTGTGTGTCATAAATGCAAGGGTAAAGGTAAGATACATAAGACTAAGAAAGATGGTACACCTTTTGCCAAGCCGAACAGATGCCCTGAGTGTGATACGAGAGGGTATAAGCTGACAAAGCTACGGCACATGGCAGGACTAGGGTTCTTTCCACCATCAAAGGAGTGGGTTAGTGCTAATGGTTTCTCTACAAGCAAGGGTAATCTAGAGCATCTAATAAATATAGCTAAAGCAAAAGAGATGAAAACAGCAGAAACTTTCTTGACAGACCTCAAGCGACAGAGTGCTGTGTCTAGTTACCTCTCTGCATTTGTTGATGGTATAGAACACTACACAAAGAGGGATGGCTTCTTACATGTAACACTCACTCAGCATGTTACGGCAACTGGACGTTTCAGTGGACGCAATCCTAATATGCAGAACATGCCTAGAGGTGGTACGTTTCCGGTGAAGAAGGTCTTTGTTTCTCGTTGGAACTGCGATGGCTTTGGCATGAAGGGTAAGATACTTGAGGCTGACTTTGCACAGCTAGAGTTTAGAGTTGCAGCTTTATTGTCACAAGACAAAGTAGCTATGGAAGAAGTGTCCACCGGTTTTGATGTTCACTCCTACACGGCTCAGATCATTACTGAGGCAGGACAACCTACGTCTAGGCAAGAAGCTAAGGCACATACGTTTGCCCCTCTGTATGGTGCCACTGGGTACGGTAGAACGAAAGCTGAAGCTGAATACTATACGCACTTTATGGACAAGTATAAAGGTATAGCTAAGTGGCACAAGAAGTTAGGTGATGAAGCCATTAATCTTGGCAGAGTAAAGATACCGTCAGGTAGGCAGTATGCTTTTCCTGATGTAGAGAGAAGGGCAAGTGGAACTCCAACCCACTTTACCATGATAAAGAACTATCCGGTTCAAGGCTTTGCCACCGGTGACATAGTTCCTATTGTATTGTTGGAGATAGAGAAGCGTTTAAAGAACGACAAATTAAAGAGTGTATTAGTAAACACAGTGCATGACTCTGTTGTGTTGGATGTTCATCCTGCAGAAGAGGGTAGTGTTTTAGGTATTATCAAAGATGTTAACGACAATCTAAAAAGGATTATCGAACAGCATTATGATATAGAAGTTAATGTCCCTATGTTATTAGAATCAAAAATAGGTGATAATTGGCTTGACGTTAAAGATGTAGTCTGATAAAATTCGATTTCTAAATAGGAGTAATATATGGAAAACGCATTAGAAGTAATTGGTAAATCCCCTGCTGACTTGGCAGAGTTGATGGGGATGTCGAACACACCTGCAAAAAGCACATCAGCTTTAGCAGAGGTGAAGCAAGTACACCAGAATGTTATGGGTACAAAGGAAGTGGACGGTGAAGCTATGGAAGTAGCTATAGTAAAAGCCGGTGCTTTCTCTGTTACTTTCCCTGACGATACTGTGTACTACAGTGATAAGGTAACTATACGATCTTTCATGCAACGCTTTCAGTGGCAGAGGTATGACAAGAACTTCACAAGACCTGACGGTGGTGAAGGACGTATGTTACGAACAGTAATGGCAACGTCTTTGTCAGGTGATCTGAAGGATAACTACGGTGGTTTCAACTGTGGTAGACCATCAGGTTACATCAAGGATTTTAAATCGTTGCCACAAGAAACACAAGACCTTATGAGAGCAACCTCTAGGTTCAAAGTTCTCTTTGGTTTGTGTACTCTCGACAAGGCTAAGGATGCCGATGGTAAACCGGTGGATGTTAAAGAGTTCCCTTTCCTAATGAGGATTAAAAACAGAGATAGCTTCAATGCTATCACTGATATGTTTAATCAGATTCAGCGAAAGAACAGGCTTCCCATTCAACATTTGTTGCATCTTGGGTCAGAAGTAAAGAGTATTCCTAGTGGGGCAACTTATGCTGTGTTGAAACCTACACTAGGTAAAGTAGTAGATATCACCACTGACGATCAGGAAGTGTTGAACAACTTTGTCGAGTGGGTAGAATCTATGAACTCCCTTACTCTCAGCAAGTGGGAAGAACATCGTAGACCTGAGGAACTCTCCGATCAGGAAAACGATATTGTTGCCAATGTTGTTGAGATAGAGGAGTAGTAGATGAACCATCCTGCAGAACTGGCGATTCACTCTTTCCTACAAAAGGTTATGTCTGGTAAAGCAAAGGTTGACAATGCTGTGCTTGATGTGGTGGCTAAGGATGTAAGAGATGCTTTGAGTCGTCAATTCTCAGGGGAGAAGAGGACATTTAAACTTCGTATGTCTAACATTGGACGTAAGAAGTGTCAGCTTTGGTTTGATAAGAACCATCCTGAGGAAAAGATATCTGATTCTCCCTACTTTCTTATCAACATGATTCTTGGTGATATTATAGAGGCTGTGTTTAAAGGCTTACTAAGGGCTGCAGACGTTAAGTTTGATGACAGTGAGCAAGTCTCTTTACCACTAAAGGGGGGACATGTTGATGGGACTTATGACCTCGTATTAAATGGAAAGGTTGATGACGTTAAGTCAGCCTCTCCTTGGGCATACGAAAACAAATTCATAGACTTTGAAACACTACAGAGCAAAGACAGCTTTGGGTATGTGTCACAACTCGTTGGCTACTCAAAAGCGAAAGGTGTTCCTGTCGGTGGATGGTGGGTTGTAAACAAGGCGAATGGAAACTTTAAATACGTTAGTGCTAGTGGCGTAGATGTCAAAGAAGAAATGGAGAAGATACAAAACACAGTAGACTATATAAATAATGACGAGCCATTTGAGAGATGCTATGAGCCAGTAGCTGAGACTTACTATGGTAAACCTAGTGGTAATATGAAGCTAGGCATTGAGTGTAGTCTATGCTCGTATAGAGAAAAGTGTTGGGACAATCTTCAAGTTCTTCCATCAAAAGTTTCTAAGTCTGCTACACCACCTTTGATAAACTATGTAAAGTTAGTTGATGCCCAAGATACAGTTTAGGAGCAAGTTTGAGGAGAGCGTAGCCAAAGAGTTGCGTCTCCTCAAGCAAAGGATTAGATATGAAAAGATGTCAATCAGATACGCAGTGCAAATGTTCCGGCTCTACAAGCCTGATTTTGTTCTTAACAATGGTATTATTATTGAAGCGAAAGGGTGGTTCAGACCGAAAGATAGGGTGAAGCATCTTTTGATACAAGAGCAATACCCTGAGTTGGATATACGCTTTCTGTTTCAGAACGCATATAATGTTATTAACAAAGGATCTACAACTAGATACTGTGATTGGTGTGACAAGTATGGATTTAAATGGACAGACAAGGAGATACCTAAAAAATGGTTGACAGAGAAGAAGAAAAGAATACAACTAGGGACACTGAGCAAGTGGAAGTAGATACAGTAAATAGTCCTCCACACTACAACAACGGTGGTATGGAGTGTATTGACTATATTCGACAACAATTAGGTGGAGAATTTTCTTCCTATTGTCAGGGCAATGTGATAAAATATCTTCATCGTTGGCGATATAAGAATGGTGTAGAAGATTTGAAGAAGGCAGAGTGGTATCTTAGAGAAATGATTAGAGAGGTACATAATAGGAGTATGATCGGATGAAGTTTAAGATTACAGCAGAGGTTGAGATAGATGACGAGTCTAGTCATTTACCTGTGACCTGCGATGCAGCATCTAAGAAAAAAGAAGGTGAAAAAGTTATATCTGATATAGTTAAAGATCTTCTCTATGATATTGACGACATTGAAATCAACAGCATAAAGGTAACAAACGTATGAACGACTATCAAAAATTTATAGCTATCTCTAGGTATGCTAGGTGGCTACCAAACGAAAACAGAAGAGAAACATGGGAAGAAACTGTCAACAGATACGTTGACTTTATGTCTTTGAAAGTTAAGGGATACCTACCGGTTCAACAAATAAAAGACGCTATAGTTAATTTAGAAGTCATGCCCTCTATGAGAGCGTTGATGACAGCAGGTCTTGCCCTTGAAAGAGATAACACTGCAGGATACAACTGTAGTTATCTACCGGTAGATGATCCTAAATCTTTTGACGAGGCAATGTACATACTGCTATGTGGCACTGGTGTTGGCTTCTCTGTAGAAAGACAGTACGTGTCTCAGCTACCAGAAATACCACAAACAATAGAGCAAGTAGACACTGTTATAGATGTGCAGGACAGTAAAGAAGGGTGGGCAAGAGCGTTGCGTAAACTTATAGGACATCTCTATATGGGTGAGTCTCCACACTGGGATGTATCAAAGATTAGACCTGCAGGTTCTAGGCTACAGATATTTGGTGGAAGAGCATCAGGTCCCGGACCTTTAGTTGATTTATTTAACTTTACAACAGCTTTATTTAAGGACAATGCAGGACGTAAACTATCTAGCTATGATTGTCATAACTTAATGTGCAAGGTTGGAGAAGTTGTAGTGTCAGGTGGTGTTAGACGCTCTGCTATGATTAGTTTGTCTAACCTCTCAGATGGACGCATGAGACATGCTAAGTCAGGACAGTGGTGGGAGACAGCACCACAGATGGCACTATCTAATAACTCTGTATGCTACACGGACAAGCCTGATGGAGAGACGTTCCTAAGAGAGTGGACAGCACTTGTTGAGTCAAAGTCAGGAGAGCGTGGTATATTTAATAGAATATCTGCAAAGGAACAAGCAAAGAAGTTTGGCAGAAGAGATGCTAACCATGAGT